GTAAGTGCAAAACTTGAATGTTCAACATGCGGAACAAAATCTAAATCATCATTTAAATACTGTCCTTCTTGTGGGACATATTTAGAATAATAAAAAAACATACTGGGTTTCACTGGAGAGTGTTAGAACTTGATGTAGCGATAGATATGTAGCTCGCTACTCCCTAACACTCTCCTATTTTACGCTATTCCCGATCTTCAGTATTTGTATTGCACATCAAGATATCTAATAATTCTTTGAATTGAGATTTGGCATTAATACTTCCAGATTTTTTCTTCATTGTCTCAACCAAATCACAAAGATCTTCTTGCCTGAAATACAATATTCCGTTATGAGTTATCATTCTCATAACTTTTTCAATTTGATTGTTTTCCATAATCCATCTCCTAAATAAAAGATTGATGTTATTGATCAGTTATTAATATATATAGTTCTAAACCTTCTGAATAATAAGAACAAAATATAAAGTATATCACCCACCGTTAAGAAGGAAACTTAATATGAAAAAGAAAATTGAGACGATAGAAGTTGTAGTTAAAGATTTCTATGGAGACAATTGTTTACAGGATTCAATAGGTGCCAGCATTAGACCAAATAAGGGAAACCCACATGGGTATGTTGAAATCTATGAGGTGGATGATTCTGGCAATAAAAAATTAATTGCGAAGCCTAATCTAGTTCTTTACATTGGTAGAGAATGGTTAGCTTCTAGAATATTTAATCTCAACAATGCAAATATTACAGCAACAAAAGATGAATTTATAAGTTGGTTTGGTCTTGGAGATGGTGGAGTCATTCCAGGTGATCCACTGAACCCTGCACCCCCAGCTTTAACAGATACGGGATTGAGTCAGCAAATCATGATTACAGCAACAGATTCATCTGCTTCTGATTATCATGTTGTAGATGCTGAACATCCAGAAGAAGGTTATTACAAAATTCCATTTGACTCAATTGAATTTCAACAAGATTCACTTAATGATGATAAATGGTTAGTGATCAAAACTGTAACTACAGTTGGTGCTAGTTTTGCAAATGATAAACAGTTAAGTGAGGCAGGTTTGTTTTCATGTGAATCTGACTTAGGAGGACAAGATCCTCGAAACTATACAATTTTTGCAAGAGTTACATTCCCATCAATTGTAAAAACATCTGATCGAAGACTTATTTTTACATGGTTCTTATATGTATAAATATTTTATTATAGACCTGGAGAGAAAGGAAGATAAAGAATTATAGAGTTTTTTAATATTAATTTGACTAGAGAAATTAATCAAATAGGAGGATAAGAGATATGGCTGCTAATGTATCTCCGGGCGTATTTAGTAAGATTATTGACCTTTCTCAGTTCGTTCAAGCTGTACCATCAACAATTGGTTTTATTTCAGCACTAACAGAAAAAGGAGAAGATAATGTTTTAAAATTTATCGGATCCAGAGCTGATTTTATTTCAGAGTTTGGTGAACCGGATATTTCAACATACGGTAAAAGCTACGGACAAGGTCCATATTGTGCGTACAATTATTTAGGAGAATCTGGAGCTCTTTATTTTATGAGAGTTCTTTCGGATAATGCTACGTACTCAAACATGAGGATCGATGCAACTATCGCTCCTGGTGACTCAACTGCTGGAATGCAGATTACATTTGTAGAAGGTATGAACAGCGTTGATGAGCTTGAAACCAATCTACAACAAGATGGTACTGCATATCCAATTTGTTTCCTATATCCAATTGGAAGGGGACAATGGTATAACAAAATAGGTGTAAGATTAACAGAGGTGTCTAACCCAACCCTCTGGGATCAGTATATCCTGGATATCTATGAAAGACAATCTGATGGACAGGATGCAATTATAGAATCGTTTGAAGTTTCATTTGAACAGTTCGCCAGGGATAATGCGGGAGAATCCATTTGGATTGTTGATATTCTAAACACATATTCAGCAGTTCTAAGAGCAGAAATGTGGATTGATACCGATACCGACCGTCTATCTGCTGGATATGATGAAAACATCAAGTTCTATGATAAAGACATTGATACAAATGTAAGGGTTACATTAACTTCTGGTTCTGCTGACGTTACAGATATCAAACAAGACTTCTCTGATTGGGAAGGAACTGGCACAGGCGATTATGTAGTTATTGCTAAAGATGCCAGAGGAGTTGAGTTGTGGGGTTGGTTGGGAGCTGCTGGTGGAGTAGATGGTGAAACAGCTGAAGTATTTTCTGAAGTATCACTATCAACACAAGCATGGAATGGTAATGTAACAGATTTCGACGATGCATCTGATATTGAATATCGTGTTAAGAAATCATACGGTTCAGTTGCTCAGGCATTTACACAAGCTGATCCTGTACCACTAAGAAAGGGAAGTGATGGAGATCTACTAGAAGCTGATGGTAGTTTAGATCAGAATGAAGCTCTAACACTTCTGAACCAAGCATATAATGGTATCATTGACGATAACGTACTTGACAATGAAAATACTTACTTCTCAATGGTATTCGATTGTGGTTATCCATCTGATGTTAAAACTGCAATTAGCACATTATGTCAAACAAGACGTGACTGTGTTGGTATTATTGACAATGGAGATAACTCTACTGTCAATCTGGCTCTTGCCACAAGAAATAATATTAATACATTCAATAATTACTTTGTAGCTCTATACGAATCATATAATAAAGTATTTGACTCATTTACAGGACAAGACGTATGGTTCTCACCAATTTATCATATGTCATACATCCTACCAAGAAACGATACTGTGGCTGAACTTTGGTTCGCGGCAGCTGGTTTCAATAGAGCATCAATCGACACAATTAAAGAACTTCGTTACAATCCAAGACTTGGCGAAAGAGATCAAATGTACTTGAAACAACTAAATCCAATTGTTAAATTCAATCCTGGATATGTTGTTTGGGGTCAGTTGACATCTCAAGCAAGAGCTAGTGCTCTACAAGACTTGAACATTGTTAGACTTGTTCTGTATATTAAGAGAGCATTTGAAGACTTCTGTCGTTTCTTCATCTTCGAGCAAAATGATGCAATTACTTGGGCACTTGTTTCAAGTAATCTAATCGACTTCCTTGAAGTGATCAGAAAGAAACGTGGTCTGACAAACTTCTCAGTAGATGTAGGGGCAACAAGTTACGAACAACGTACGAAGAAATTCCACGTTAACGTAATTCTAGAACCTACCAGAACTGTCGAACAGATTGAACTTAACTTCTTTATAGTTTAATCCCGACAAGAAAAAAATGGGCCACTCATGATCTAATCGAGTGGCTCATTTTTCCGTCGTTATTATGGAGCTAACGGTTTCCCCAGCGGTACGACTGAGAGTGAATGCTTCAATGAACCATCCAGCAACTTTGTAGTGTATACCAAATATGTTAGAGTGTTCATCTTCACATCATAAAACCTAGCAATCTTCATTACCTTTGAACCAATTGATTTGCGTATATGAGCAATATCCTTATTGGTGGTTTTGTTAATGAGTTGCTTTCCATCCTTCATGGGAATGTCTCCAGTTAATCTGGCAGCTATTGCTGTATTACTCGGGTCTGCCATTGCTAAAAATTTTCCGGTTTTGACTGTGGTGAAGAAGATTGATATGAATGGATTCTCGGGATCTTGAACACGAATGATTTTAATAGTATCATTTCCCTGAATAAGTCTCTTAATACAAATGACTTCACCGATTTCAACCGCTGGAGTTCCGGCCTGTGCAACTGCTACCATTACAAAAAGGAACAGGATACCTGTCGAGATTCCCAACCATTTGAAAAATAATTTTTTTGTCATGATTTCTCCTTAATCGAATTTAGTATTTAAACTGTTTATTTCATTTTGATAAACTTGTAAATCCTCCAATGATTTCCATGCTTCGTCAATAACAGACTGACTCATAAGGGGAACGATATTAACAATAAGAAAACTTATCCTTTGAACTTCTTGCCCTCGGACATATGTATGGCGATCATCCTCCCAACGTTTTGCAAATTGTTTATATTGTTCTTGACTTCTTCTAAGAGGATTATCAACCTCTTTAAGAATTAAATTTAACTCCCCTAATAATTGAAGAAAGAAGAAGCATGATTTTGGATCCATCAAAGCATTGTTCAAGCTGCTAAAAACTGGGGAATTTGCAACTGAATCTGCAATGATTTGGACCTGACTTAAGTTGACATCTTTAATATTAAAAATGCCAACTTGTTCTCTCATAGTCAGATAGCTTTTACAATCAAAGTCAGGAGGGACAGCAACAAATTCAGCCATAACATAATTTTTAATTGTGGTATTTAATTCTCGATGATCATGTGGGTCATCTAAATTCATATTCATATCATCCTCTCCTGGATGTAGTAAGTTAGTATTATGGAGGCTTCCTTTAGTGTTTGCTGATTTTGATGCTTGGGAGACTCCCCCAATCATTATCATGCTCCAGTTCACCATATATGCCGCCGCTTTCATCACCATATTCAAAATAGTAGACATAACCGTCACCTGTTTCTTTTATAAATTTTTCTGCCAATTGTTTGGCTTGCACAATATGTTGTATATCTCCTTCTTCATAACATGCGTCGCGCCACTGACGATTATCCCATAGATCATTCATTTCAATTCCTTCTCTCTTACAGAATGTCTTTTCATAATCCCAAGACCCTGTAATACCATATACATATCCGGTTCTAAGTTCCGCAATCATTTTCTGTAAACTTCTGGAACCTAGTTTTTTCGGAGTTTGCTTTATCGCATCTTCATAAATGATTTCAGCAAAGTCAACTCGAAGTATATATTTAGATACATCTTCGAGTTGACTTATCTTATGTGGCCAAACAACAATGAAAGATGAGGAACTAGAATTGGTTATAAAATCGGTTTTAACCTTCACTCTCAACTGCCTCCTTTGTAGCTTCAATGTAATAATGCATTCCAACACCTGCTGAAATTAGGGTGATGACCCAATATAAGCATAACCACCACCAACCCATGGCTACACAAAACATAACATGAATGAAGTATGTGGCAATGAACTGTTTGACAGGTTTGAATTTTGTTTTTACGAGTGCCGCAAGCACAAAGATAATCATGAATCCAAAGGTAAGAAACGTATAAATATTCTCCGCCCATTTTTGCTCGGCGACTCCTCCAGTAAAACCAATGGCCAAAATTACCCAAAACATTGCCAAGCCTATATAATTATTTGTTGATAATTTAATCTCTTCTTTCTTCATTTTGTATCTCCTTTTCATAGGCCCAGTGGACAGCATTTTTGATCGTTCATTAATTGTTTTCTAAATGATTTGAACTTCCTGGAGCGATTCCAGATGTATTCGATGTCCTTATCACCTTTTATAGGAACGCTTGATATACCCTCGTCTGCAAAGCTACACGGCATCATTTTCATGTCGGGGGTAATGTATGCCGACATTCTGGCACCTTCACATGTATCAATGGACATTTTTTGCAGTTTGTTGGGTTCAACATATTGCAAAACTTTATTGATTAAACAACTGTCCATTCCAATTTTGAATTTTGCTTTTGTATCAAATACAATTTCTGCAAATGATGATAGATGAAAGTCAGTTGGTTTCCATTCAAGAAACTGTCCTGCTCCTGCTGGTTTGAATAATAAAAATATCACAGCATTTAATCTATCAATATCTACATCGTGATTACCATAATGGTTCCATGCGTCATAACCATACACAATTTTCATTACTTTGTGATATGTATTACGAGAAAATATTAAATGGATATTGGTTTTAACTTCAGCATCCATAAATCTTTTCAGAGCGGAATAAGTGTATGACTGTTCATAATCACTTACAGCAACTGCTCCGCACATCTTTGATATTTCGATTTGTTCATCTGTTAAGTCAATCCCACTTGTTGTATAGTTTGGAACAACTCCATTCTTGCGAGCATATGAGACGATTTCTTCAAAATCCTCATGATGGTTTGGATCACCTCTACCGCCTAAGGCAACCTGATTTGTATGATGTTTGACTTGATCTATAATGGTTTTGAAATCTTCTACTTTCATGTTGGGTTCATTTATATGCCCTTGATAACAAAATGGGCATTTGTGTTTACAATGACCCATAACACCAACATCTAATAGTGATGGAAGATGTAAACTAAACGGATCTTCTTTTCCATCAGTCCCTCTGATTATTTCAACGCCGATGTGTGTATTAAAGTAGATTTCGTAATCCTTATTTGCGAAAAATTTATTAAAGGTCATCATAATTTTTTGAACTCCTCTTTTTCTTTAGGTTCCTCTTTAACTTCTTCAACCTCTTCTGCCTCTTCTCCTCCTCCTTCAACAATCTCTTCCTCAGTATCCTGCTTATCTTGTGTCTGGGCAACATCTTCAGCCTCCTCTTTTTCAAGTTCTTTTCTTGCAACATCTATACCTTCTTTAAAAAGTTCTTTTGCTTGTGCTCCCAAATCTTTTAGTTTGTCTGATAGTTCTGATGGTTTATCTGTTGCCTCCTCAATCACAACTTGAGTTTCAACTTCCATAGTTTTCTCATCGTCGTCATCAAAAAGAAAATTCCAAGCAAAGATAAGGGCCACAATCATTGGCCAGCTAAAAATAAAACTACTACTTTTCTTAGACATTCCACATCTCCTTTTATAAAAATGGTTTATCTTTCATTTATTAATATATATAGATAACTCAGCAATTTACAACAATGTCTTATTCAGTTTAGAACAAAATATAAAATTGATCGCCGGTAGTGTAATGAACTATATAGATAAAATCTTAGAAAAAGTTAAAGATACTGAGTCGGTTGGAGCGTTTGCAATTGACTCATTTCCAGACACCCGGAGAAAAAAGAAAAGGCAGATTATAAGAACCGTTTACCCTGAGAGTAAAGATGAAGCTTTACCAAAAAGAGTAATGATTGATCTTGATTTAACACTTCATAAATACTCAAAGGGTTATAAAGATGGAACAGTTTATGACGGCGTCTTTGATGGCGCAAAAGAAGTTATAAACTGGTTGAAGAATAAAGGTTATGAGATAGTTATATTTACCACAAGAGCATCAAAAGAAAATGCCAATGAATTTGGAGGTGACCACAAAGATCAAATTAAGAAGGTCGCTAAATGGTTAAAAGACAAAGGTGTTTATTTTGATCGAATTACTGCTGAAAAACTTGCAGCAGATTTTTACATTGATGATAAAGCTATTAGCATTCAGAATGGCGATTGGAAAACGGTTCTTAATGTTATAAAGAAACGTATTAAGTATAAAGTTGTTTAAGCAACTAGGAGGATACTAAAATGGGTATGAAATACTCGTTCGCTGAACTAGGCGAAAATATTCTAACAAGAAAATTTGGTGGAACAACTGTTGGTGTGGCTGACCCTTATGTAACTGGTTATCATTTTATTTGGTTTGATAAGTTACCTGCTGGATTGGCAACTTACACTCGTGAGGGAGTAAGCGGTATAACATCAATTGGTGAAATGCAGTCGATTATGGCGGCTTCTTGTCTATCAGTAACACCTCCAGGCGGAACTCTAAATAAAATTGAGTACACTGGCCTTGGTGGAGTGAAGTGGGCGGTACCTGGAAATATCGACTATGGAAATACTGTATCTGTCAAATTCTTAGAATTTAACAGAACACCACTTCTTGATATTATGCATTCTTGGGTCAAGTTGATTAGAGACTATAGAACAGGTATCACAGATCTATACGATGATGAAGAAGGTGAAGGTTATACAAAGAAAACATATGCAGGTCTTATGTACTACTGGACTACAGCTCCTGACGCTCGAACTGTAGAATATTATGCAGCATATGATGGTGTATTTCCTGGAAAAGATCCACAAGATTTATATACAAGTGATGTTGAAACAGTTGGTCGATTAGATCTTGAGATTGAATTTAATGTGGATTATGCATGGCATGAACCATGGGTGTACAACAAATGTAAGACATTTGCTGAAACATTCTCTAAGGTCGCAGATACTGTTAAAGGATATGGACCAAGAGAAGCTTCTGGTTCATAATCTTGAGGTAATAAAATGTTACCAAAATCTTATCTTAAATTTATTGCTGCGTATACTGTACATGAAGCTAACCTTTCAAAATTTGCTAAGGTTCAGGCACTTCGGTTCATTAAGAATGAAGCGTCTGAATCTCAGCTAAAGGTTTTTATTAATGAAGGGAAAATACGAAATGTATCCGACGAAGAGATCATTTCAGAAATAGCTCCTATTATTGTTGCAGCAGCTATTATCGCTGCCGCAGCTGCAGCAGGAAAAATAGCATATCAAAAAGTTATCATGAATGCTGTTCAGCAGTGTTCCTCTTTGAAAGGAGAAGATAAAAAGAGATGTGTTAAAGATTATAAGACAAAAGCAAATTATGCCAAGTTAGCAGCATTAAAGAAAGAAATGGTAAAGTGTAATCAAACAAACAATGTTAAAAAATGTAGAAATACTTTTATTAAACATATGAGAAGAATTGAAAAACAGATTTTAAAAGATAGGACTATTTAGGAGGTAGTTAAAGATGGATATTAACAGAATGAAGCTGGGTCTTGTTCATATTTTTTCAGAAAATCAAAGAATAACTAACAAGTCAAAACTTCAACTTATAAATTTTATTGAGACCGCTAATTTACATCAACTTAAAGTTTTAGCGATGGATGGACAACTTGTTCCTAAGACTGTATTTGATGAAGAAGCAACACAATTTGTGGATGATAGATTTGAAACTATGCCACAGATGATTGAAGCTCTAAAGAAAGCATCAGTTAAAGGATTAGAAGCAATAACTAAAAGAATGAAATAATAGATGTGAAAGAAAGGAGATATACCAATGACGTTCAAAGGATTTGCAGTAGATTATCCGGAGTATGAAGTAATCACCCCGCAAACTAAACAATCATTTACTTTGAGATCTCTCAATGTTCAAGAGGAAGAGAGACTGAAAGGGAGTTTAGTTACTCCGGCAAAAATTGCGGAACATTTAAATAAGTGTATTTTTAACTCATTAGTTTCCAAACCAGAAGGTGTTGTTGATTTTGATTCATTCCTTCGTAGTATAACATTGAAAGATAGAGATGCTTTGTTATATGGTCTTTATCATGTTACATACGAAGAGATAAGAAACTATCAGGTAAAATGTACATCGTGTGCTCATGATTATGCCGTAACCATTCAAGCTTCAAGCACATTCAATTTTAATTCTTATCCAGGAGACAATGTCTTAACAGATCTTCATAAAGAAGAACTTCCTGTTTCAAAAGGAGTTTTTGTCACGGTGAAACAACCGACTTTATTTGATGAAATTACAGGAATAACACAGCTATCAAATAGACCTGGAAGCACAATTGAGTTGATAACAGAAACTCTTATTATAGATAAATTTGAACAGGATGTTCAAGAGAAGAAAGAACCTCTTGTTTATACTGATAGAGCTGATATTATTGACGCTTATCTATCGCTTCCTGCTAGAGATAAGCGAAAAGTATATCGTACATATGAAAAAGCATTTGGAGATTTCGGTATCGAATTAAAAATGCAAAGTAATTGTACCAGTTGTGGTAATCAAGATAATTACGATATTGATTTAGTGGAAAGCTTTTTTCGCGCATTGTTCTCAGCATAATGTGATTTCAGATTTTAGAGAAAATTTATCTGAGAACATTTTTTCGTGTATGGAAATGAGTGGACAATCATATACAGATACTATACTTATGCCAGTTAAAAGATTTATAGATTATCTTAAATGGAAATCACAATTAGAGGAAGAAAAGCAAAAGAGGTTTGAAGAGGAAAGTAAAAAACATGGCTAATATCTTAGATAGATTTAATGAAGCAGTTGCTGGTTCAAATTCTAAATTAGCTGATTACACTTCAAAAGTTGCCCCAGCAGGTGATTTCAAAAGGATAACAGATATAGAAGTTCTTATTAGTTCGTGGAATAATATCTTAATTACTCCAAGAAGAACTTACCAATGGGATCCTAACTACGGAAGTAATTTATATAAAATGGTTTTTGAACCTGCCGATGAGATCACTGTTAATAAAGTTGTTGATGAAGTTACAAATACTTTATTGCTGTATGATGATCGAGCAAGTATTGAGGATGTAAATGTTACGTTTTTCAAGGACTTAAAAGGTTTTTCTGTTGCGATTGATGTAAGTTATGATGGTGAAACAGGTCAATTGCAGGTTGTTATTGATGAAGCTACATACTTTAAATTCTTTGAAACAACAGATATTCAATAAAAGGAGTTATGTATGATTACTCAAGAAGATAGAAATATTTTAAAAGATGTTGGAAGAGAATATCTACTCGATATTGCTTTTGACAGTCAATTACTTAAAGAAACACTTACCTTCAAAGAACATATTGAAATGTGTAAGGTAATTAAAGAGTTATCATATGAAGAAGTTATTGGTTTAACTATTACAGAAGATATTAAAGAATTTGAAGGGAAGTTCAAAAAATTCTTAAAATATAGTTTTGCAGCAATAGCTGGAGGAATTGGGGGAGCAGCTGCGGCCACCGGTATAGCTGCT